CCACCAATTGCATCCGTAATAAAACTCATTTATCTACTCCCCATCATGACCATTGCATGAAATTTGTTATCTCTGATATAGGCTTTCTTGATTCTTCCTTCTTCAATAAACCCACACGCTTTACTCAATTTTAATGCACTTTTGTTCCAATCGCCAATAGGAGCAATGAACTTGCAAGCTCCACGCTTTCGCATCTCTTTAATACTGTGTTCTACAAATTTCTGTGTTTCATTGCACTTCAACATACATACATGAATCTCAAAAGTTGATGGAGTTACCATCCTAAACATCACAAATCCACATTCATGCACAAAATAATCAGCAGAATCAGAATAAGTAAATTGCTCTTTCTCTACTCCATCGACTCGGACCGAGTTCCATACTCGATCATTTTGCATAATCGATTCAATAAAATCTTTCACCCAGCCACCCATGCAGTGCCATTATGGAATACTGGTGTTTTAATTGCTCCACCACCAGTAAGAGCTGCCAAGAATACTGGTGCAACAGCATCAGTCACATAGGATCTCATGCCAATTGATCCAGCCGGTAATGTAGCCACTGTAAAGCCAGTACCAATAATTGGCTCTTTAATTGTAGGCTTATTGTCTAAAACAACATTTGTGCCAGTACCAGTTACAGAATAAGATGTACCCCATGCAGATCCAGTTGAATTAGGAATGCCAGCACCAGGGTAAACCATTGAGGATGACGCATTCAAAGTTCCACCGGTAAAACTTAAATTAGTGCCAATCGTTACATTACTAAAACCACCAGCACCATTACCATATAAAATACTTCCACCACTTGTTGCTGGAGCATAGTCAGTACCAGCTATTGCTGCGGATAGTGCAGTACCATTTCCTTTAATAATGCCAGTAATAGTGGTTTTAAGGGTTATAGTAGCTTCATTATTTACCACATTTACATCACCGGCAAATCCATTAGCAGTTGCAACAATTAAATTAATTAATGCCAATGCTTGAACTTGAGTAAGACTTAATGCCGGAGTTTGATCAGCACCAGTTCTTTGATATATTTGAACTAAAAACATTAACCAAGGAACTGTTAAATTCCCATTGGCATCAACAATTGGAACATTGAGAACTGGAAGATTGGTAGCTAAATTTGCCATTATTCGTGATTACTAGAAGCATCAATAAACGCACCATTCAAAGCAGTTCGAACTGGTGGACTCCAAGACACTTCAAATACCCTATCTCTGGCCATGCCCAAACGATTCCATTGCATGATCGTAATATATTCACCTTCACTACCTAAACTTTGAAATACTGGATTACCATAAGTTTTACCACGATTATCGGACCATTTTAATCCAACATTAATTTCTTCATTGTTGTATCCATTGCCTGATTCCATTTCAAGAATCAAACTGCGATAACGTACACGATTAGATCCATCATCTTCCATGTGATAAAAAGTACGCACTCTGGTGATTACTTGGCCATTGTCGGTATAGTTGTCTTGATCGATGGCATAAAGATTCCCATTCTCCCAATCGCCAACAATTAATTTCCCATATCCAAATGCAAAGCAATTAGATCGATGACGATTAAAGTTACCATCATTATCTACATAATTCCATTCATTCCATTGTTGATTACTGAGATCATAAACCCAAGTTTTATTAGCAGTTGGAAAAGTAACCACATAAAAGAAATGACCATTGAGCTCGTAGGTATAACCAATGGCATCAGATAAAGTTGAATACCCTTGCAATTCATTGTTGATTGCAAACGTAGAAATAATGGTTGTTGCAAAATTAGTGGTCTTACAAATAAATGCTTGGCCCTGTGGTGACTGTGCCACCCAATAGAGCTCACCATCCATTTGTGCAATTGAGTTAGTGGCTGCACATCCATATTGCATGAATGAGCCAGGTAACCGACCAAATGGAAAAGTAGTATTACCTTGATTGAACCATACTTCAGTAGTAATTTTTCCAAATAAATAAATATACCTTCTAGTAATACCAATACCAATTAAAGAATCTGAAAATCCTGTAGTTGAAGCATAATCAATTGGATCAAATGTTGTACTATTTGGAAGTGAAATATACCACTGACGTGTACCAATACGATTTAGTACAAAATAACCATCCACATAATTAACTTGATTTCCACCATAAAAGCCTGGTTGAATAATTTGAGCAAATGTATTACTTGCTAAATTAATAGTCCATCCACTGCCATATACTCCATCTACTAAAATAATATCAGTAGTGTTATCCACCATCGATACTGGACCAATAGTTGAGCTAAGTGTTCCAATTATTGTGAATGACCATGTACTACTAATCAAATATACTGTATTGCCACAGACTCCATAAACTTTCCCATTGGTTGCAGTATATATTCCTCTCCAAGTAGTAGGATCAACAGATCCCATTAAAGTTAAACCTGGTGTCGGATAATGGGTAAAAGGAAAAACTGAAGTTGAAGGATTAGCTTCTAAATAAAGATTAATGCACCTTTGAGCTGAAGCAATCACGCTCCTTGCTTGATAAGCTCCATTAGATAGGGCAATCTTTGTCATTACCCAGCACTTCCAACGTAGAAATCACCATAAATATTATATGCTCCAGACTTGCCTCTCAAGGCCACCGGCATATGCAACATTGGAATCTGTGAATTGGTTTCTTTAATGGCCAACATCGATGCCTTGGCATAATTGGTAATCTGAGGATTCTGTGGCAATCCATACATTGCAGTAATGCGATCTGCAAGATTCCACTGCATCGCATCCAAATACTCATTTGGCATTACAATCACTTCACTTAAATTTTGGAAGGATTGCAGCTGTGTCATTACAGTTAAAAAAATCTGATATTGATTGCTTGGTACTGGCCACACATACACATTACCAATTGGAAATGCTGAATCATAAAACACATATTCTGGGAAAGCATTTAGATTTTTAATGCTGATTCTGTCGTAATCTTCTTTGGCTCTTAGCACTTGCAATGGATAATCTACTGGTAAAGTAGATCCACCTTGCATTCTGAAAAAGGCAGCTTCAATCTTAGCTGGTCTAGCAATGTTGAATTGTTGCCCTGGTCCAATCGTATATGACACTGCACCAGTAGCAGTAATGCTGATTGTTTGTAGGTTATAAACCATGTATCTACGACGCTGCCACTGGGCAATCATCATGTTCAACATATTGAAACAATCGTTAATATCTTCCGGAAGAGAAGTCTGCCCTACACCCACCACGTTTGCAGTCTTGAGAGCTAGATTAACAATATCCCTCGGAGTGGTTGGCAATGGCTGGCTCATATCTATCCTTAAATTTAAATAATGGACTCCCTTTTGGGAAGCCCATTAAATACAACTACAACGCAAATTAAACTACGTCAGCTACTACGCAAGCCCATTCAGGTTTGATTGCTGCATAACCATAAAGAATGTCCATACGAGTGATTAAGCTATCTGACATAACGTCATACGCTTCGATCATACGCAATGAGATTCCATCGAACTGAGCACGAGCTGCCTGTACCACACCAGCAGTTGGCATTTCTAAGTCAGCACAAGCTAAAGTAAATGCTTCTGGGAAGTAAGCCAAGTTCTGACGATACTGTGAACCAGCCGGCATTACTAAGCTAATTGCAGCTGAGTTTGCTGGTGATGCAGTTACAGTATTGAATGCTGCCGGAGCTGCAACAATTGCTGGGTAAATTGGAATAGATGTTGCACCAGAAGCTACGTTTGCAGTTACAACGAACTGACGTAATTGGCCTTGTGAAGCACCAGTCAATCTGTTAATTGCAAATACGTTAGCGATAGTGATGATGTCACCCTTAGTCAATGTACCAGTAATTGCGTTCACTGTTAAAGTTGTACCAGTCTGTGAAGCACCATTCACTGTACCAGCTGTGAATGTACCAGTTGTGTGAACTAAAGTAGTCTGATCATACATCCAATCGAAACCTAAAGTATCACGACTGATAATGCCTGTTTCATACTGATCAGCAATCTTCACTTGTGGGTTAAACAAACCAGCTAAAGATGAAATTGTTCTTGATTGTGTTACTGGATCAAGAATAATCTTACGATCCATACGAGGACATAAGTTTTGATCGAGAGCTGCACCAGCCTGTAACCATTGAGCAGCTTGTGGGCTGTTAATAGTTGTGCCAGATAAGTTTGCGACCATATTGCTTGAAGCATTCACCACGTTCATCAAGTCAGCAGCAACATAAGCAGCTAAACGATTTACAGCTGGAGCTAAAACACGCTCAGAGAAATCATCGAGCTGCATAGTCTTTTCAGCAGTACCAAAAGAGATAGGCACGTTTGCTTGAGTTGCGACTGTTAGAGTTGTATTCTGCTCATTTGTACCTTGAGGAGTAATACTCGGACCAGTTGTTACTGTGTAATCGTTTGGTAAACGAACGCGGAGAGTGCTTCCAATTTTCGCTCCGGATCGAGCGAACTGATCATCATATTGACGTGATACAGTGCGTAAAAACGCATTTGTTTGAGTGAACAGACGCACCGCTTCATTGGTGATCTGGTCAATCGTTAATAACGAATTAGTAGTCATGAATAAACTCCATAAATTAAGGAAAAAAATAATAAAAAATACTTACTTTTCGCTT